ATCACCAGTTAATGCAGTAGATGTGAATCTTAAATAGTCATCACCATCAAAGTAATTCCCCCACTTCCCCTCATCCGCTGAGAATGGACTGAAACTACCCTGAGTCACATTACCGTTGCGTGTGATGGTGTGAGTATTACTGGATGAGTCTAGGAAGGTGTTGTTCTGGCCACCGTTGGATACACCGTCTGCGTTAAGCAATAGAACAGTGTTAGCCCAGTATTCGTCTGTAGAGAACAAAGGAGGCCAGTTATCACCTAAGATAGCCCTGCGTACCTTCTTGAGTGTCCAGATGCCGTCTGCGGCTGATGTGCTAGGAAACTGTGCCATTAGAACGTGATGCTCCCTGACTGAGTGAATGTATATACGGTGTCAGAGCCAACAGTGGTTACGGTTGGTGAGCCTGTAGTTGCAGATGCGGTGCCACTCTTTGCTCTAATAATCACAACACCTGAGCCGCCATCTCCTCCATCTCCATAGGCACTTTGGTAGCCACCTCCACCGCCACCGCCACCGGTATTTGCTGTACCTGCTTGACCAGTAGTAGAGTCCCCAGAACCTGCACCACCACCTCCTGCTCCGGGAGCAGTTCCTGAGCCGCCAGAACTATTTCGCCATCCACCAGAACCGCCACCTGCGTAGTAAGTAGCTGTACCAGTAATAGACGATTGAATACCTACACCTCCACCACCGGATACGCTACCTGATGCATTACCACCTGCGGCTCCCGCGCCACCACCGCCACCAGAGGGATAAGGACTACTAGTAAGACCGTTTCCACCATCGTTTCCTTGGCCTGATGTTCCAGACGCACCTAAATGCCAAGGGTCTGATCCAGTGCTTGCGCCACCGCCGCCAGAGCCTCCTCCTGATGGCGCAGAAGCGGTATTACCACCCCCACCACCGCCACCAGTTGCAGTAAGAGAGCCAAAAACAGAGTTATTTCCATTCGTTCCTGCCGCTCCATTTGCAGTAGCACCTGCACCCCCAGAGCCGACAGTAATTGTATACGTTGTTCCACTTGTTACGGCGTAGGCTGTACTTTCAAGCACACCGCCTGCACCACCACCGCCGCCCACATTACCGCCGCCACCGCCTCCAGCTACAACTAAGTAATCAACGCTTGTAGCGATAGTTACAACTTCAGGCCACTCACCACCCGCCTCTGCCTTATAGACATCACGCAGTGACCAGACATCGGATGCGGAGGTTGTGTTTGGGTAGGTCGCCATTAGAACTTCCTATGAAAGAGGGTATTCATAAATATATCCATTTGACCTTCCGGTAATAAACATTTTTTGCCCATTAGGAGTAAATGCAACAGACCCAGTATTTGAGTTAGGGTCGCTAAAAAACTTAGCAAAAACTGCTGTTGAAATATCCCAAGCAGTTGAAAGTTCATACTGGCGTATCCGGTCATTTACATCATCAGCAATAAACATTCTAGTCCCTAGCGGATGAAACCATACCCCAGTTGGTACAGTAGTTCCCGCAGATACTGACCGAGTATGTGATGCACTTGTTACATCCCAAGCACTGCTTAATGAGTATTGATGAATACTGTCAGTATCATTATTGGGAATATAAAATTCTGTACCGTCTGGCTTAAAAAATAAACCGAAAGGTGCTTGAACATCGGCAGAAATGTCTTTTGTATATAGCAATGAAGCAGATGAAATATCCCAAGCGGTTGATAAAGAAAATTGATAAACGTTGTCGTTTGTATATCCACAAACGTACGCTGTAAGTCCATCCTCTTTTAACCATATCCCAGTGGGAGCAGTATCAATACTGGCCATATTTAAACTTGTTGTATTGGATGCAGTTGTAATATCGTAAGGCGTAGTAAGAGTTGCTTGATAAATATAATCAGTAGCTCTATCCACAGTGTAGACTTCTGTTCCTACATTACCGAAAAAAATACCTGCTACGTTAGTACCCAGACCGTTAAAATTACCTGTAGATGTCCCTACTGAGTCTAAGTCAAATGCAAATGCCGCATAGAGTCCGGGCCAATTATCACCACGCACCGCATCCCTGACTTCATTTAGTGACCAGATACCGTAGGCTGATGAACTGCTAGGATGCGGCATAATTATACGTCAGTAATGATTTCGTAAGAACAAATCGCTTCAAGGTCTGATGCGGCGTTAGCAAGTAGCTGTAACGCATCGCCCTCTTCCAAGTAGATTGGCTTACTAAGTACATCAATCGTTGCATCAGCAGGGACTACCAAAGTCTTTGCAATATGATATGACGTTGATGATCTTAACAACGAAATATTGACTTCTGCGTTTGCTGTTCCATCTACGTTAGATACATACAAAGCATTTACTTTATACACATCACCACTTGCAGATGCATTAGTCACGATAGAGTCCGCAGATGTTCCTACTTGTTGAACATTGGTCTTACCATTGATTGTTGTTACGTTTACAATATTTACAGGCATCTTATCCTCCGAAAACGATTGCCATTGCGATTGCTTTACCAGTACTAGCACCCGCTTCTATAGTTTCAAAGGCCACATTACCTGCGCCATCTGTTGTTAATACTTGACCGTCTGTGCCATCTGTTGAGGGATAAGCAACTGAGCCAACTGTTAATCCTGTTGTTTTAAGTATTGAGTTAAGATCCATACGAGTGTTCGCATGATCATAGTTAAATGAAATGGATGCACCATCAATTGTTAAGCCTGCGCCATCTGCGGCAGAAGCATTAGCGGCTCCAGAGGCTACAACAACATTTAAATCATCGACAGTCATTGTTGTCGAGTTGATAGTCGTTGTAGTACCGTCTACCTGTAAGTTACCTGCAATGACTACAGTACCTGTGTCGTCACCGTGTGCGGCAGGATCAATAGTAAATGATGCAGGGCCACGTAGGTAGCCAGAGAGAGTTAAGTTTGTTGCACTGTCACTGATTGGCGTGTAGCCTAAAGCAGTAGTTACATCACCAGATGAAAGTGTAATAGCACCTGTGCGTGTATTAAATGAAGTAACTGCACCTGTTGCATTAAACGCTGCTTCATCCCAAGCAGAGCCATCCCATACATACAATTGACCTACTGATGTATTGTAATACAAAGCACCTACAGTTGATGTAGAGGGAGCAGAAGTTTCTTCGCCTAAATAAATTGTATTAAAACTGCTTAAGGCCGCTTCAGCATTAGACGCATTAGTTGATGCATTTTGAATATCAGAGAGGTTAGCTGTGACGTTTGCAAGGTCTGTGGTTACACCTGCGACTGTTGTTACGTCTGATGCAATCCCGGCCACTGTGTTAATGTTGGCACTGTTGAGACCTGCCGCAGTCGTAATATCTGCTGAAATACCTGCAACAGTATTAATGTTAGTTGAGTTTGTATTAACTGCTGTAACGGCACTACTAATGCTTGAAACATTTTGAACTTCTGAAGAAATACCTGCGACTGTTGAAATAGCATCTGTTGCATCTGTGCCATCTTCAATATCTGCAAGCGTTTGTATATCTGCAATAGAGCCTGCAACAGTAGTAATTTCATCTGCAATTGCGGCTACTGCATCTGCGTCTTCAACAGTGGCTTGTACTTGAGTAAGAATATCTGATGCATTATTTTTTGCCGCAACAGCCGCATCTTTAGCTTCAACAGCAATATTAGCCTGTTCGGTTACATCTGTTAAAAGTGCTTCAGTACCTGCACCACCAAGGCCACGATATAAAGCCATTGCTTTCTCCAGTATTAGAATAAGGCAGGGGAGCCTGAATAGACTCCCCCGGAAGTAGCTTTTAAGCTACTGAGACTACGATTCCGTTTTCAGGACGTAGTACCTGTGTACCGTACAGAGTATCGGCAGTGAACAGGTTTGCAAGGAACTCTTGCTTGTACTGAGTCTGTGAACGAACAGCCATTTGCTCAGCAAGTACGAACGCATCCTTATGCAGGAGGAACATAGCTGTAGCGGCAGTACCAGTACTAGGTACGTTTGTTGTTACATAAACATCAATACCGTAAAGCTGACCAATCTGTCCAGTGTTAACACCACGACCATTTACAAAGTCAGCAGAGTTGTAACGAGCTTCGCCCATAATAACATTACGGATTGAAGGAGGAATGATCAATACACGGTTGTCCATAGGAACATCCTGATCGTCCAACTTCTGAATCATGTTACGGAAGGCAGTGTCGTCAAAAGCACCAAGGTCAGCCGCACCATCATCATCAAAGGCTTCAAGTGCTGAAGTTGATGTGTTGATTTGGAAAGACGCGTCGTGTACCCATGAAGTACCATCACCACTACCAAGCTTTTTACCAAGTGTAAACAAGTCAGTATCTACTTGCTTAGACAAAGCGTAACCTGCATCGTCAGTGTAGAAACGGCGGAGTGAATCCAACGCTTGTACTTCAACAATGTCCTCGATCAAACGAGAATACTCGTAATGCTGATCGATTGTAACAGTTACTTTGTTGTTAGTAGTCTGCTGAATTGTGACAGTATCTGCCGCAGTTTTTTCAGCCGCTGATCCACGATCAGGCTTAGGAATGTTAAGTGTGTCGCCTTTCTTACCTGTCATTGGCATTTTGTTGACAAGGTTCGCAAGAACTAGGTTCTGCTTGTACGCGGCAATAATTTCATCAGACCAGAGTTCTGGAATAAAAACACCACCGTTGGCGGTATTACCTGCGTTAGCAAGAGTAACTGTATTGTTACTCGCGGGGGTTAAGTTAGCCATTGTAAATATCTCCTATAATAGCTATTTTACTCGACCCTCAGCATATGCTTGCCTAATTTCTGCGGCAAGTTCTTGATATCTGTTAGGGTCTGTTTGCATTAGTTTAATAATATCAGCACGACGATAGACTTTGCGACTTGGTTTTTCTGATGACCCTTTAGCATTTCCAGTAGAAGCGGCTTTAAGCTGACGCTTGCGATCTGCTTCTTGTATTTGTGCAGTTTCGTTTACAATGTTTTGACGCTCTTTCCACGATGTGAGAAGTTCATCAGCGGCATCATAATCAAATTGTTGATCTGCACGTTGAAATAATTCTACACGGAATTTAGATTTCATTACCCAGTCTGCAAATCCAGTATCTTGAACTATTGTTGAATAGTCAGGATGATTAGTTTGTAAACGTGATAATGCTTCCTGTTGCCGCATAGATGCTGAAAGTTGTTCGGCTTCCTTAATCTTAGGATGCTTTGCAATTGCTCTTTCAACAGCTTTTTGTGGATCATCAAAGAAGTCAATTTCTTCGTCTTCTTCTTGTGGGCTTTTGGCTTCTTCTAATTTAGTCTTTACGAACTCATCTACAATTTTGCGTAGCTCGCCAACTTCAGAACTTTGCCGACCTAAAAGTTTTTCTGCTTCTTGATGCATCTGCACAATGTCTTGAATAGACTTGTTATGATACTTCTCAGGTATAACTTCTTCTTCAGCGGCTTCCTGAATCTCTTCAGGCTCTGCAGGTTGCTCCTCTTCAGGAATCTGCTCTTCTTCAATTGGTGAAAACTCTTCGCCTTCTTGTAATTCTTCGGGACTAACTTGAATAAATTGTGCCATATTGTTAAACTCCGTGGCAAATAGCCATTATGGATAGTTATTTTCTAGCGGCTTTCTCGTGATCCTTAGCCCACTTATCGCGTTTATCCGGCCAGTCATGACCCACGAAATGTGTTTGAACCACAGAAATTATCCGCTGTGCGGTGTCACCACATTCAGGACAGGTAGCAAACTTATCGTTGTGATCTACCCATTGATCTTCTATGTGCTGACAATTAGTGCATTTGAAATCGTAACGCCTAAGCATTATTTTTTTCCATTTCATATGCATTTCTTATCGCTGTTTCAAATCTAACAATGTTTAGCAAACTACTGCGTTGACCTTTAACAAACGATAAGTCTAATTCATCTTTAATATTTTCGATTATGTATGAATCGACAAGCTGTTGCGCTTCATCTACGAATTGTTTCCAACCCGATGTCATAAATAATTCAAAGTAGTTATCGTAATATTTTTCTTCATCAGGACTCAAATGAGTTTCTCCTTTGTTTAGATGCAAATATTATACCACAATTTTACTCATTTGTCAAGTCTTTTTCTTGACTTTTTGTTTTAGCTGTAGTACGACTTGGTTTATTTGTTTCTAATTCTTTTAATCGTGTATCGAGTTTTGTCAAGATTGTATTGACTTGTTCAATGACTTCTTGGAACTCTTTTTTAGTTACTACCATTTATTGCCTCATTTGTCTTTCTACAATATCTTCTTTACTTGCAATCTCTCTTTCTTTCAAAACAAGTTCTGCAAGTTTTGCACGACGCTCAAATTCTTTATCACCTAACGTATCTTCTTCTGCTTTAATTTGAACAGCAATCCGTCGAGTTTCTGCATCAAGCGGAAGCATCTGTGTTTCAACTTCATTCTGTTTAACACGAGTCATAATCTCTGATGTTTGTGCTTGTACGTTTTTAAGAACTTCTTGCTTGTGCGCCATTTCCATCTGAGCCATCATTTGCTGTTGCTCAATTTGTTGTGGATCAGGCTGATTAGCTTGGCGTAACCCTTCAATAATTTGCTCACGATTGCTAAGGTTCATGTTATCAACAATAGACTCAATCAACATTGGGTACATTGGCGAATCAGGAGACATTGTTTGTAACAACTGAACAAGCTGAGTAACTTCATACTCACGTGCAATGATACCAAGAGAACTACTTGCAACAAATTTAAAATCTTTTACTGGATACAGTTCTGGATTAAATTGCATATAGCGGTGCGCGGCTTTCTTAACAAAAGGAATTAAGAAAGAATCTTGGAAGTTAATCAAGGTACGCTTGTGACGTTTGATAATTGCACCTAACGACATAGAAATACCTGCCGCTGTTGCATCCCCATTAATAGATCCGGGAATACCCGCCGCATCAATAGCACCCGTCGCCATTTGAACCATTTGCTGTAACGTAGCAGACTGGTTAAATGTATTAGGATCAAGTCTACCAAAGTTAAATGGTTGCAAGATTTCTGCAGGATTACCATTCGTAAGAATAGCCTTGCCCGGACGGACTTCCATCTTAGCCCCACGAGGAAGCCGTGAAGCGTCCACAGCCATCATTGGGTGTACAGTTAATGCTAAGGCATCAATACGTGCGCGTAGTTCTGTGTCAAGGGCTTTCTGAGCGTTGTAACCTTTCTCACAGATCCCACGGCCCCAGAAACGAGAAGGCACAACATCCCAAGGGAAAGCAACAACAGGACGATCCCCCATCATGTACGGATTTTCTTCTACTTTAAGAAGCGTACCGCCATTAGCAATAACAACAATAGCTTCTACATACGGGGTACGTTCTTCTTCTGAAACCTCAACAACTTCTTCGTCATCTTCATAAAGAGCAGACTCAAACAAATCACGAGGAACTAGACCATAGTATTTAGTCAGGCGAACCTTGTCATCCATATAGACTGTGAGGTCTTGATCTGGCTCAATGTCCGTGTCAGGAGCCGCTACTGCAACGTCAACATCACGATAGATGCCTTGTTGCTGTGCTGTTTCAATTTGATGTAAAGGAACAAACTCATCAATTGCAACACCTAATGCCTCTTCAATAGAAGTTGCTACTGGATCAATCAAAAAGTTTTGTGGCATGATAGGACGCAACTTAACAAGAGTTCGTGCTTGTTGTGTTACCCCTACGGCTGTCATCTCACCGCCCATAATAGACTGAGTAGCAGGACGTAGCTCGGTAACTTCATCAAGAACAATTTCACCAACGCCTGTTCCAAACACAGCAGAGTTAATTAAACACTCAGCAATTGACCTACGCACATTTGCAAACTGCATATCTTCATCAAGCTGTGTACGTAAGATTTGGATGTCTTGTGGTTGCTCATCAGCAAAGTCATCTTTAATATCAAACCACTTTCCACGACCAAATGTAGCCTCTTCTACTTCCGCAACACTAGACTCAACAGCTTGCTGTAGTGCAGGTGAGATTAATCGAGAGCGTTCTGAAGCTCGCATTGAATCTTCTTCAGCCCAAATTCCTCTCCATAACCGATAGTACTCGTCAAACTTTTCTTGATAGTTTGAATCAAAGTGGTCACGCCATTGGTTGCATTTATGAATTACCCATCCCTCTAATGATGTGGGGTCTTCATGGTTATGATCATAATCCATATTAATATCCTGCTATTATGTCTAAGACTTCAAACTCATCTTCTTCGTAATCATAGTAGTAGCTTACTTTTGCAAGCTGATCAATATACGCCAAAGCATCCACAAGGTCATCATGAACTAACGTATTAGGGAATTGAAATAACTCATCAAGAAAATTAGAGTTCCATTCACCTTTGTTTAATGTTATTTGTCTGTGTTCAAATCGTCCTTGCAAGGCCCAAACAATACGATCTGTTTTCTTTTTATTCCCGTGAGTCAGTTCTTCAACGCGAAAGAATCGTTGACTTGACTTCATAATATCTGTTAAGTATGGAAGCACTGCATTCTTTAATGCACCTTTCTCAATCCCAACAGCAACTGGTTGATACTTTGCAACTGCATCAAATATTTTCTTTGCAGTTTTTTTAATGTCCCATCGTCCGTGTACAATGTCAGCTATCCACCATCCATCTTCATTGGCTTTAACAATTGCAATAGCTGTTTGGTCTAGCTTTTTGTTTTTACTTTTGGTTGCGGATTCCACATCTGCAAAGCCCGCAAGGTCAACTGCAATATAGTAATCACCATGCTCAGGTTCATCTTCATCAAACTGTACCCAATCCTCTTTAAAGATCTCTGACCCCATAGCTTCAAACGATGCCATGAACTCTTGTCGAAATGCATAAGAGGACATACTCTTTTTAGCTGTGTCAATCTCTTCTGGATCAAGGAGTGGGTTGTCATAAGATGTAAAATGCCAAGCCTTATAGCTCTCATCATCACCCATCTCGGCGTAAGTGAATAGC